AGGTAAAAGCACCCCAGCGTTGATATAAACAGCGTCACGATCGGCGGTGATCTTTTCTAGCTCAGCTTGCTCTTTGTCAGACATTTGCCACAAGCGCCCGAATTTGATCTCCCAGGAATCTGGCGCGGCGCTTTCGAAATCTCCTGAAAGGAAAGCCAGATCGTAGAACCTCGTGATAGCATCCTCTAAACAATCGGTCTGGTAGGATTTGATTGAATCGTACCACATACGTGTGTCCGCTTCTCCTGTAGCGTTGAGACCTTGTGGCGCTTGTCCCATCAAAACAGAAACCGGCATACGTGCAGCGGCGGCTAAACGCAACATGAAAAGGCGCAAGATCTCGCCCACACCTTGGAACGAATAAGCGCGGCGATCGAATTCTTCTGAATCCGCGTCCAGCATAATGGCGCGAGCAACACTGCGACTCATATCGACCAATTGCATCCGAGTATTCAAAGTCTCACGATCGCCACTCGCAATCATGTCCACTAGGTTTTTGATCTTGAATACACCTTGACCCGCGTCCTGCATAAGATGGCCCACCGCTTGCCAACTCGCACCAAAATCACGGATCACTTCATAGACTTTTTCCAAGACGCTATCGTGCCAGCCATGATTGCGCTCAGCGCGCAAAAGATCTGTGCGGGTGCCGTCCAATCGAATCAAGCGCGATTCGTGAATCTTAGTACCAGTTTGGAAGCTATCTTGCATTTGAGACAAAGGCGCAGTTATCCGTTGCACCATATAGAGCTCTGGCTCTCCGTAGTGTTCGAGATCTTGATACCACGCGCAAGGGATTAGACTACGCTTGTCTAATACCGTGCAAAAACGGATCGCCTTTATCTTGCCCTCGTTCAAGGGTTGATCTTCCAATTGCCCATCATCTAGGCCTAGATAGATGCACGCACCTCCAAAAACACGAGACCAGACCGCGCAATCGGCCAGCGCTTCGCGAAACCCCAAGCGCTTCTCATAAGCCTGCAAAGCGCTCGACAACTCATAGTCTTCATCTTCGGTGCTCAAGTAGTACCCGTTACGCAAGGCCGCCTCCGGCAGTGCTTCACAAATTCTAGCGGCTATATCGTCCCCATGGTACATACTCGCCAGGTATTCGTCCGACATAACCGAGCGATCCAGGAATTCGGTGCGCATCGATTTGTCACGTAGAGCGTTGCCTAGTCCCGTGATAGCATTGTACCAAGAATCTAAACGAGCTTTGATAGTCATAATTTCGCCCCAACTCCTGCAATTGTGCGCATAGCTGCAGCATACCGATCAACGGTTTGATTGTACAGGTAAGAAAGCGCTTGCGTCGTAGCATCCGTTTGATCGTCCCTACGGCCCGGATCTCCGTTGAACGAAACGAGCTCTTCTATGTAGTCGTGTACCCAAAGGGCGTTATCAGGATCCGGGAGCCATACGTTACCTGATTCGAAAATAGGTTCTACGGCATACGCCCGGGCTACCTTGCCACCTAGAGGATCTACCGGTATCAGTCCAGGGAGTCTTTTGCCTAGAGCGTCTATAACGGCCGAGCCGTTCGCCTTATCTTCGATCAACTTACGCACAGCCCCGGGCCATTTTGCGCTAAGGGCCTTGATCGCCGCTAAGGTGGCAGAAAAGGACATTTGATCGCGCACTTGATCCAACAAATAAAAAACCCCCGCACGCCTTGCCCATACCTGCCCAACCACGTAATCAGAATCAGAAAGCCCTTTGAATGCACAATCCCAACTTTGGATCAGCGTAACGCCCGAGCCTTTTGGACGAGCGCGCCAATACTGGATCCATTCTCGTTTGAAAATACCGCCCCCGCTAGGCATGGGGCGTTGTTGATCTTGCGCCGCAGCGGCGCGTGATCCTAATTCTTTGTGACGGCTTTGCAAAACCTTTTCCGGAAATCGTGCTGGCCATAAGAGCTCGCCCTCTTTTCGATGATCTCTATACCCGATAGGCGTAGGCTCTAACTCTTCTCCTTTGTCCGATTCGGGCAAAGAACAAGCATGCGGCACAGTAATCACGCACTTGCGCTCATAACGCATAGGTAAGTTGAGGTGTACGTAATCGCCCGACCCTAGCGCATGCGCCGAAAGATCCGCCTCGTGTAAACGTTGCATAATGATCACGCGCACGGCTGTAGCTGGATCACTGACACGAGTAGCCATGGTCTCATCCCACCACTCTTTGCACACCTGCAACTTGGTGCTATCTACGTGCGTGCCACGAGCGTCTAAGGGCTTGATCGGATCGTCCACCAACTGGCAAGAGGCGTGCTCTCCGGTAACTCCGCCTCCTACAGTGACGGCGTAGCGGAAACCGGATTGATCATTCCGATACTCAGCCGAGCTCCAGATCTTAGGATTGATAGCCCACAAATGTCCCCACCTCTCTTGATACCATTTCGACTCTAGCAACTGCATAGCGCGCCGTGAGTCGCGTCTAGCGATCCGCTCGGAATATGAGGACGTGATCCATTTCTCAGAGGCACCTACTATTTCCCCTTGCGATCTAGACCATGACCAGACAGGCCACACGACCGAGCACAAAATTGACTTGGTAGTGCCCGGGGGTACGTTGATCACAAGCCTCAAGATCTGGCGATCAGTGGCCGCTTGCAAATGATCACAAATAGCGTCGTGATGGTAATTAGGAAGAAACGTAACCGCGGGCTCAACCTGTTTCCAAGCCTGCTCTAAAAAGATCCGTAAACTACGCGAGCCTAACTCACGATCTAGCAAGATCTCATCGGCATGCGCTAACATTACGCTTTGCGTGCCTTGTCTTGCAGCCTCTTGAGCTCTATCAATTCCTCAGTGCTCAGCTTAGAAAAATCGGGCGAATCCTCGGACTCTTCTACTTTGCCTGGGAGCTCGGTAGGTTCACCTACGATCAAGCGCTCCAAAATCGCGCCCTCTTTACCGAAGCGGCGGATCTCAGAAACCGTTTTCAGCACAGGGGCGCGTGGCTTTTTGGTGCGCGCCTCTTCTTTTTTCGCCTGCTTAATCCGGTTCTCAATAGCGATCAATTCCTCGTTAGAGATCCATTGCAAGCGCTGCGCAATAGCCTTGTGCCGTTTAGCCATGCGTTCGATTTCGCCGGCTGTGCTCGCCTGGTATCGACGATCCAGTTCATCATCATAGGCCTCAGCGCGTTTCGGCCAGTCCCATTTAGCAGACCATAATTCAAAGCGCCTATGAGCGCGGCGTCCAAGTTGCTTCGCTAAACGCTTTACGCTCCTAGGATGCCCCATTTCGCGGTAAAGCGTAAAAGTCTGAAAAGCCTTCTCTGGTTCACCTTTTTGACGATCCCAGATATTGTTACCATCCAAAATCGATAGCTTGCGTATGTTCGGGTGCCCGGGCATTGAGATATGATCGCGCTATTACGCCTGATCGTCAAGCGCTTCCTAAATATAATCGGTTTTCACCATTTCGCGTACAAAAGAAAAATAAAGAAATTCTTCTTCTAGTGTCTCGAAAGTGTCGCAATCGACCCCATCGGAGGGGCATCCTATGCAATAGGGATACAACTTGCACAAAGGCAAGGGAACAGTTTCTACCGCTTCCGAAATAGTAACTAGGCTTTCGTCCAACGCTTCAAGTAACTTCGCCTTTTCCATGATTCACCTCTCGTATATGCGCATCAATGCGCGCTGCTACTGTATCCGCTTCCGGGTACTCTACATCTAAGCTCTTTATCCATGTATAAAAGCGCTTCTCTTGATCTTCATTGTCGAAGATGAGAGCGTACTGCGCCGAATACACAGGTGCTTGCGTCTCTTTCTCGATATCGGGCGCCGCCGTTCGGTATGCTTCCGGTTCTTCGATTGGTGCGGGCGGGAATAACTTATCGATCGATTCAGTATCAAATCCCAGGTCCTCGGGGGTGTGCCCAAATTCTGCAACTTCGATCAACGTGCTCTCGAGTTGCTCTAGATTCCAGTTCGCAAGCTCCGCCGATCGATTCAATGCAATCGCCAATGCTTTAGCATCCTCCCGAGAACCTGAGAATTCTACTACAGCTATTTTCGACAATCCTAA